TTTCAAACCCTGTTACTGGGGTAAGAAGAACCATGAGTAAAATCCATATAGCCATAGGAGACCCCTCTATTGTGAGCCTGTAGTATACACTATTTAGGAGGCATTGTCAAGACAAAAAGAAAGGGAGTCCCTTTTGAGGACTCCCCTACTTTTGAACTATTGAGATTCAATTACGCAATGTTGGCTATCTTGAAGGCGCGATAATACATGTTGGCTTGGCGAGTAAGTGCGCCCAAACCTTGAACGGCGCCTTCTGCGAATGGGTTCGCAACCATGCCATAACGAGTCTTGAACCCGATCTTTGGCTGGAAGGTTGCGGTATCAATCGCACGGACCATCTGGAGAGGCACGTATGGGCAGTAGAAGATTCCTGCGTCAAACGCATTGGAACCCTTATAGCCGACTACGGCAAATTCCTGGGTCTGAGCGGCTGGGAAGTACGGGTCAATGTAGACCTTGTAACGACCAAGCAATGTTCCTGCGAACGTGTTGCCTGTGTCATCGACGTTGAGGCTGATGTTATCCTTCAGTGCGCCTGCATAGTCCAAGACTCCTGCGAGTGCCAAGGCTGAGGCTACGTCTGAAGAACAAATAACCACGTTACCCTTGCCACGACGAGTCTGCTTGGAGATCACGTTCGCTTCGCGCTCGATCTGGAACACAAGTCCCTTGATCTTTTCTACCATCCAACGACCGTTTGAATCGGTGTCAAGGTCGAAAGTACCAACCTTAGTCGTTCCCACTTGGCAACCGACCTTGGAGACAATGTAGATCGTGCGGATAACTTCACGGTTGATTTCTGAGAGCACTTCGGCGGAGAGGATGTTGGAGAGTTCAGTCTCGGCATCGAGTCCATGAACTGCCTTCAAATCCTGTGCCAATTCCAGAGTGTATTCTGCCTTCAAAGCGCGTGTCTTTGCAGTCACGGTCACCTTTTCAATGCTGAATCCCATTTCTGCGAATGGAACTGCACCACCACCCAAACCTTCTGCAACTGACGTGGACATGGCACCAAGAACCAAACCAGCAACCGATTCATCGAAGATTGCGGCGGTGTTGGTGGAAGCAGTCAAACCGATTGCGGTTTGTGCTGCGGAAACGCCGGTGAATCCGGTATTCGCTTCCTGGTAGAATGCTTCATCGGAACGTGTTCCTGCGCCGTTTGCGTTTGCATACAAGGAACGCATGGCGAAAATCAATCCCGTAGGACCTGTCATCGGCTGAACGCCGCACACGTCATACGCAATCAAGTTAGGCAAAGAACGACGAACGAGGGAGATGAGGATTGGGTCATAACCTGCCATAGGACCAGAGGCTCCTGCGGCACCCGTCAAACCACCACCTGTGGCGTTGACTGCGGTTTCCGACAACATCTGCGCTTCGCCCTTGAGAGCAATAGCTTGGTTTTCCAAAACGATTGCGGTCACGGCGCGCTTGTGCTTATCGGTAATTGGCGAAAGCCCAGGCACATCGAGGACGGCCGCCCACTTCTTTTCTAAACCTTCTGACATGAACATAGTAGATACTCCTTGTGAATGGTATTGGTGATTACTTCAAACTTCTTGTCAACGAGGCAACAACAGACGCGACTCCTGCATCAATGATGACTGACTTCTCTTCAGCAACTTCGCTGGCTTCTGTCAACATCTTCGCATTGCTGTCTGATGCTGGCTTCCCAGTGGTAATCGGGAAGTAGTTCTCACGGATTGTGGACACCTTCTTGGTGTAATCACCTTCTGCGGTGAATTCGACACTCTCTGCGAGTGTGCGAACTTTTTCAACTTGGGTCTGTGTCAATCCTTCACAGACACCGTTGAGAATTTCTGACTTCTTGGATTCGCCGAGTTGCTTCTTGAGTTCAACACCCTTGGCGACTTCTTCGTTCAATTCGCTGGTCAACTCTTCAACCTTCGTGGCGAGTTCGTCAACGAGGTCCACCTTCTCGGAAGGCACATCAATGAAACTCTCAAGGAACAGGTTACGCAATCCACCGATAAACTCTTCGGTCAATTCGGAACGGAGTCCCTTTTCAATGGCGAGTTCGTTCTGCTCCATCCACTGACCCACGACATAATCAAGGTAGTCATTGACTTGTTCGGTGAGGTTGTCACGCACTTCCAATACAGCGGCTTCAAACTTCTCTGCGTATTCTGCTTCAATGGATTCTTGAATGCTCATGACCTTATCGGACACGCGAGCCTCATAAATGGTTCCGATCTTTTCGGCAAATTCTTTTGGAAGGGAGGTTTCAGACGCGAGGATCGCTGCGACATCTCCTTGGAGTTCAGCTTGCCATTGTGCAGCGGCTTCTTTCAGGTCCTTTTCGTCCTTATCCTTCTTGTCGTCATCGTCATCATCCTTGTCATCGTCATCATCCTTGTCATCGTCCTCGTCCTTGTCATCGTCCTCGTCCTTGTCCTCTTCCTTCAAATGACCCGCACGGAGTCCTGCTTCAATACGTGCCTTGCGTGCATTGGCTTCTGCATCTTCGGCATCGCCTTCTTCTTCTGGTGTAATTGCAACGGCTTGACCTGCGGCTTTCACCAATGGGGCTTTAGTGTCTGACGAAGGCTGTTTCCCTGGAGGGGTCGCTTCCTTGGCACCAACATTGATTGCGGAGTGGGTCGCTTGTGTTGGGGTTGGTCCACCAAGGTCTTGAAAACTCTGTGCGGACTTCTCCATTGGCATGCCCGGTGCGCTGGACTTGCTACCACTGAGAATCTCTGCTGCGGCTTCCATTAGTGTCTTGCTCATGTAAAAATCTCCTTGTTAGGTCGCGTGATGTTATTTATAAAAATACAGTTTTTGCTTACAACCTTCTCATGAAATCAGCAAACAGTCGCACACAGGTTTCGTTGAGTCTACGGCTCGGTGCAGCCACTATAGCCTTCCTTGCCACTTCTATGTCCTCTGACATGTAGCGTCCGTCAACAAACACCCATTCCTTGCCTTCCATAATGCCGCGAACAAACGCATCATGGGCAGAAGGGTCTGCAACAATATCGGCGGCTGTCGCCAATTGAAAGTCATCTTGAACCAGGGAGATACCATCTGAACCTTGTATCACGGTGCCTAACCCGCGAGTGCTCACGCCCAATTTGGCTCCTTCAGATAGCAGGCATTCCACAATCTTGCCGTTTGGGGTGCCCGTTGGACCCCCTAAGATTTTGGCTTTACCGTAGAAATCCGTCCCTTCAGCCCTGAGTTCCTTAATCATGTGGCTGACAAGCGGATAGTTGATAGTTGGCGTGTCAGGGTGCCCCAACTCACCGAATGCACGGTTCTCGTTGATATATTCTCGGCGGTAGCGGTCTACTTCACGATTCAGGGATTCAAACATATACATGCGACGGTTTTTATTGGCTTTGCCAGCTTGCATGAAAATCCCTTCAATGAAGTAGGACTTTCTTCCGCCTTCCTCGGCTTCCGTTATGACTTCGACCTGTTGGGCTTGTTCTTTTATTAGTTTCACTTTGTTACTTCCTCCTCTTACGCTGTTGCCATGCTAGGCACATTCTTTCCTTTTGCTCTGATGTTCTCTTGCTTCCAAAATTCGGGCTTTTTCCCCCCCGCATACCCCACAAAGGATGTTTCTCTGCTGCTTTGAGTCCTCTATGACTGGCACTCATTTTCAATTTAGTTTCTTCCGAAGCAACAGCACCAATTCTGGCTCTTCTTATTTTTTCTCTAGTTTTGGGAGATAACCTTGTGCCATATTTGGCTGACTGCTCACCAGTGCCCGTTCCATCCCCACCAGGAGTCATATTATATTCCGGTTTCAAAACCGAAATCCAATAAGGCTCGCGAATGTTTTTGCCAATTTTGGGTTCCCAACCTTCTTCAATAATCTCCAGATGAAAATTTTCAACACCGTATTTACGAATGGCACGATGTAAATGACCGTTAGAACCTTTTGTGGAGATGTATTGATGCCGTTTCCATCTCAATTCTAATGACTGTGAAGTAAATCCAATATAACTTTTACCGTTTAGCCTATTGGTAATTTGGTAAATGGTAAACATCAGATCAAATTAGATATCTTGCGTCTGGACGTTATACA